ATCTGCGCCGGTGTCCATAGCCAACAGGTCGTCTGCGGCGGCGGTGCTTTCATCCTGCGCACGGGCAGCAGCGCTGGTGGCCAGCTCAATGCCCGCCGGGGTACCAGCGGGGTAGCTGCTGTCACTGCGGTCGGCATAGCTGCCCTCATAGCCGCGCTGGGCGGCCATGCAGAGCCAGGCAAATTGCTGACCTGGTGCGCCGTGTACAATGGCGTACTGGCCGCAGTTTTCGGCCCACAGGTGCCCAGTGCCATCGCAATCCGTCAGCAGCCAGGCGGGCTGCCCATATTGGGCGATGGTCTCCGCATAGCGCGGGTCAAGGGCAATCAGGCACCAGCCTTCGGGGCCGCACTGGCCCTTGCCCCAGTCCGCAAAGGTTGGCACCGGCGTCTCAAATGCGGCCATTTTCAGCGCGCCGAAGCTGGTAGGCACCACGCGGGATTTTTCGCCCCAAACGTCCAGATTGTGTACATTCAGCTTGCCGCTCACGCCAACGTGGGTCGTATTAAAATCGACATCGCTGTCATCGCTTCGGTTGTAGGTGATCTGCATCCCAACGTAAGATGTGGGGTTAAGGCCGTCAACCCAGCCGTACTTGGCGTACTTGCTGCACGCCCCAATGTAGGAGCTGCCAGCCTCAGAGTACAGCACGCCGGTCAGGCCGATGCTGCCGGTGTTGATGGTTGCATACCAGGCAATGTGCCGATTGTCCAGAAACACGCGCTCACCGGCCTCGGTGCCCATACGAATCCAGGCATTGTCCAGGTCATAAGTGGTTGTGCGCGCCTTATTGTGTATCTGCCCGGTCGTAATGTTTCCGCCATTGATAATGGTCTTGTCCTGGTTCCAGGTACTCAAATCCGAAAATGTCACTACGCCGGATAGGTTGATCTGTGCGCTGGTGATCTCTGTTCCGCCCGCCGTCAGCTTGATGGTGCTGCTGGTTCCGCTTGTGCTGGCCGTCAGCTTAATTTCGTTCACCGTCTGCTTGATCTCGGTTTTGGTTTCGTTGGCGGTCAGATAGTCGCCGGTGCTGGCCGTCCAGGCAGTGGGCGCGTTGCCCATCTGCACCATGGGGTGCATGATGGTCAGATCGTTGGTAACGGTGGCGTTATCGTTCGCGGTACTCACAAACAGGCCGTCTGCATAGCCGTCCGCGGTCGCCGTGAACGCCGCCCAGCGCAGCTTCCAGCCATTATCCAGCGCAATGTCCTGCTGAGCCTGCTTGAACGCGGAGCCGTAATAACTTTTTGCGCCGCTGCTGCTCTTGGTCTCGAACTGCAAAAACAGGCTGTCCGTGCCGGAGTTGAGCTTGTACAGTACCGATGCGCAATAGGTCATGCCCTTGGCAATCACCAGCGTTTTGTCCGCACCAAAGTGGAAGCGGGTGTTCTGCGCCTTGTTGGTCACTCGGACGGATTCACCGCTGATCGTGTATGTTCCTTTTTTTCTCAGGTCATTGCCGCCTGCATCCAGGGTCGCATTGTTCCAGTCGTCGGTGCCCGCAATAATATTGTTGCCGCCGGTGATCCGCTGCGTTACCGTCTGGGTAATGCTGTCGGCTTTCTGGTCGATCGCGGATACTGATTCTTTAACGGTTTTGAATTCCCGCTTTGTGCTGTCCAGGTCGTTGGAAATGGTTGTTGTCGTTTCTTCCAGACTGCTGACTTTTGTGCTGATGCTATTCGCCTTTTGGCTGATGCTGGAGACATCCTTTTTCAGGCTTTCCACCGTTGCGGCGGTGGCGTAATCCTGCAATTTGCTGTCAACGGCATCATTGGCAGCGCTGGTAGCGGTGTCCTTCACGTTGGCCGTTACCGTTTCAGTCACTGACTTGGTGACTTCGGTTTTGATCTCGTCAGCGGTCTGGGAAAACAGGCTTTTTGCGCTTTCCTGGGTCAGATAGTCGCCGGAGCTGGCGTTCCACGCGGTGGGGGCGTTGCCGTATTGCAGCATGGGGTGAAACAGTTCAAACTTGTTGGTGTAGCTGCCGCCAAGCCCCGCCCTTATGCTGCCGCAGCCAAGCTCGACCGTTTTCAGAATACCGGTGTCGCTGGGTGTCCAGGTGCCATACCGCAGCACCCAGCCGTCTGTCTGCTTAATTTCAAGCTGGTTTTCGGTTTTTATGCTGGGAACGTAAGAAGTTCCGTTGTCGCCGTCATACGTAAGGCTCAGACACAACCCGTCGGTGCCGGAAATTGGTTTGTACATGACGGACAGGCACAAAGTGACGCCTTTTGTAATGCGAGCGCCAACGGTATTGAAAATAAAATACCGGTTGGTGTTCGCATTGGTAATTGTTGCACTGCCGTCATCGCCATACGCCACGCCGCTTGCATTGCCGTCATAGGTGGCATTCCGGAAGCTCTCACTGCCCAGGATCAGGTTGCCGCCGCCGGTGATTTTGGTGTCTTTTTTCACCTCAGAGGAGAGCCCGTCCACCGTTGCTTTCAGGTCGGTATACTTTCCGGTCAGGTCGCTGGCCTTTACTTCCAGGCCGTCCACGCTGGTCTTGATCTCCAGCATTTTGCCGGTCAGGTTTTTGTAGCTCTGCTCATTTACGGCGCTGGAACTTTCCCGGCTGGCGCTGCCCACGCTTTCAAAGCTGGCTTTGCCGGAGGAGATTGTGGCGCTCATCAGGTAGGTGTCGAACTCCCGCCCGCGTGCGTCCTTAACGTGCACGATCTGCCCGCAGGCAAGGCCGGAACTGCTGGGCACCGATACTTTGCAGGGGGTGTAGGTCACGTTTTTCAGCACGTTGTACAGGTTTTGGACAACGCTTTTCAGGTTGGCTTCGGTGCCGGTTGTCAGCAGCAGATTGCCCTGCACTGCATAGGTGTTGGTGGCAGTGGTGCTGTCGGGGTAGATGACCCCCACGTCACTGTCCGACTGCCGGATCTGGACTTTCTCAATGGCCTTGACGGTGTAGTCCTCGTAGCTCAGGCTGTCAGCATAATAAGCGGTGCTGTTGCTGGCACCGTCCGGGGTGATTTTAACAGTGCTGCGCTTGTCTGTGTAGGTCAAGAATTGCAGCTTGCCGTCTGCATTCATGTGGGCGTAGCAGCCTGCCGCTTCCGCCGCCCAGGAGATAATCTGTCGGCAGGTTAAATCATCCGCATAGAACGCCTGCACGCTGTAGCTGCCATTAATGGGCAGGCTGCTGCTGGCCAGCGTAACCCCCGCCCGCTGGCAGGCCAGCTGAACCAGCTGCCAGATAGTTTTGGGGAACTGTGCCTGATTGGCATGCAGCCAGCCGGAGAAGTCCGCATCCAGCTTGGACATGGTGTCGTAGGCCGTGATCTTGTAGCTGTTGCGCTTGGTGCGGGTGGGCTTTTCAGCATAGAAAACGCCCACCTTGGTGCGGTTCCCGGCATCGTCCTGCCGGTAATAGGTCAGGACATCCCCGGCAGTAATTTGCAGGCTGCCGCCCGGGTCCGCCCAGATTTCGGCTTCAATGTAGTCCGAAAACGCAGAGCCGATGGTGAACTCCTGCCCGGCGTTCACCGCAGTGTGCAGGGTAAGAGCTTTAAGGGTGCTGCCAGCCTCTCCGCCTTTCAGCTCAGTGCCGTTTGGCAGCAGCAAAACGGAATAGTACATACTTCACCTCCGATCAGCATTCGATAATGTTAAACTTCAAATTCTTCCACTGTTTCGTCTTGGCATTGTGCCAGGCGATGCCGTATTTGCTGCAGTAGCAGGTGGTGGTTTCGGTCTCGGTGGAAGAGCCGGCTTTGGGATGGGTGAACTGGAAGGTTGCCTTGCCAGCGAATAACCCGATGGTGTACTTGTACTCGTCATCCGTCAGGCAGCTGTAGGCGATGGGCCAGGTAGCCACCTTTTCCCGCACCACTTCGCGGTGCATGTACCCGGCTTCGTCGCGCCCGGAATCGCTGGAATCCAGGTCGGAATAGCTCGGTTCAATGTCGCAGTCCGGTGCGTATAGGGATTTGCCATCGATCTGGAACAGATTGGTCAGGGTCACGTTACACACCTCCTGTGGCAATGGCCTGTTTGCGCTGCCAGCGCTGCACGGCGTGGCCTACGTCCTCGTCGGTCAGCTCAATGCCGTACACGGCGGAGAGGATCTCCCGCAGCACGGAAACCACGGCTTCAAAGCCCGCCATCTGGCCCGCCTGCAAATCTTCCATGACTTCGGCCACAGCCTGCTTGATGGTGTCCAGCGGAGCTTCCACGTTGGTGCCGTGGCTCTGGTCGCCCAGCACGGCCAGAAACTCCCGGTTGGCCGGGATGACTGCACCCCGCGCCAGGTAGGGAATTTGCGGGGCGGTCAGGGTGCTGATATTAAACCCAACATGCCCGCCGCCGAATATGTCCGGCAGGTCGAACGACAACCCGTTCAGCGCGTTGATGACCGCATTGATGCCGGTGACAACGGCGGAGATCATCCGATTGATGAAGCCGATGATGCCATTGACGGCGGTTTTGATGGCGTTCGTCATCTTATCCCAGACGGTGTTGACTGTGTTGCCGATGGCCTGCCAGGCAGCATCCCAGTTGCCGCGGAACACGGCGCTTAAAAAGTCCGTCAGCCCGCGCAGCACAACAACGGCCAGATCGATGGCATCCGCAATAGCCCCAACGGCCACGCCAACAACGTCCGCAATGGCGTTGAATACCTCAGCAAACGCGGGGCCGAACGTGGCGATGATCCACTTGGCCACCGGGGCCAGCAGGTTGTTCCACAGGTCCAGCAGGCAGTTAGCAACGCTTGCCACCAGCAAAAGAATGTCATCCCACAGGGGTTTGAGGTGGGAGGACCAGAGGGTAGATAAAATCTGCATCAGGTTAGTAAGGATCGGCTGCAAAACGTTCTGCCACAGGGTGGTAAAAATGCCTTGCAGGTTTTCCAGCGCCAGGGCGGCACTCTGGGCAATGGGCTGGCCGTACTCGGCCCAGGTCAGCTGAATGCCGCCCAAAAGATCCTGCCAAACGGTCAGGGCAGCGGTTTTCATCTGCTGCCAGGCTGCATCCCACAGCGCGGCGGCGGGGGCAAGCACAGCCTGTAATGTAGCCCAGAAATTTTGCAGCTGCTGGTTTAATAGAGCCGGCGGACTTAACTGTGGCGGTTCGGCATCTGCGGCTTTGATTGTTGCAGCGCTGCTACTTTTGCGGGTGGTGGAAGCCGCCGCAGCTCCGGCACTTTCGGCAAGAGAAGCCTGCAGCCGGTCCAGCTCATCAAATTCCGCAACGCTGCGTTTGGCGGCCTTGGCTGCTTTGGTGGTGCCACTGGCAAGTTTGGCCTGGGCTTTGGCGGCTTTGTTGGCGCTGACTGCTGCTGCGGCGGTCTGCTGCTCAAACTTTGCCACCGGCACGGCGGAAAACGCAGCGTTTACACTGCGGCTTATTTTTTTCAGGGCAGTGCGCAGGCCGTTCAGCGGCTGCTGCGCGGTGTGGGTAGTTGTTTGTGTAGACAGGGCAACCTGAAGGCTGCCTGCATAGGATTTTGGCAAAAGCATCTACCTCCTTATGGGGACTTAATTGGCCAACAGGCGCTGCAGCCGCTGGCGTTCCGCTATCTCTGCCGGATTCAGGCGGGGGCGCAGGTCAACTATGGCTTTGTTTTTGCGGTAGTAGTCCTGTTCCCACGGCTGTAATTTTTGGCCGTGGTGCAGCTTGCTGCGCACCCGTAGCAGGGTAGCCAGCTGGCCGTCCCCAATGCTGTTGAACCAGGCCATAAAGGTCCACCAGTGCAGATAAGGCAGGGCGCGCACTTCGCACCCGGCGGCTTTGTTGATGTCGGCGGCAATCAGCGGGGCGTCCTGTTCCCAGTCCAACAGCGGCGGGGCAGGGGAGCGGGGCAGCGTTTGCCCGCAGTTCAAAAAATCTGCCAGCTTCTGCATGGCCTCCGGATAGTCGCTGCGCGGCAGATCGCCCTCATAAAATAGGGCCAGGGCCACCCGCCAGCGGATGAATTCCGGCTCGCTGGCATCGTTCAACCGATGCAGAATATCCAGAATATCGCGGTAATCCGAATGAATCGGATATGCTTTTCCGCCAACCTCCAGCCGGGTGGGCAGCCGCCAGCTGCTCATACCTGCACCCCGCGCGCGGCGCGCGCTGCCTGGGCCTGCTGCACGGCCAGCGTGGCTTTGGCATCCGCGCACTGGCGGGCACCGGCTTCCAGAATGGGCTGCAATGCCGCAAACAGATTGGTGATGACCCGCTCGCCGTTGCCGGCAACCGCCAGCAGATTGGTGCCGCCCAGCATGGCGTCAAAATCATTGCCGGGGCCAAATACTTCCGCCAGCAGCCCCTTGGCGCGCTGATCCGCCTGGGCCAGCAGCTGTATGGCATCGGTCCCAGTGGGGCTTTGCGCCTGCACCTGCTGTTCCAGCTCTTGCAGCTGATTTTGCAGGGTGCAAAAACGGCTGTAAACATTGGGGTCGCTGGGGTTAAAGCGCAGCACTCCGCCGCCGTGCTCCGGCCCGCCATTGACCGCGTATTCGCGCAGGCCGGTATCAATCGTAAGTTGTTCCATAAAGCCTCCTTTAATGTAACTGAAATCTGTAATCACAATAGCTAAAAAATGGTGAAGCGCTGCTGCACACTTCACGAAGAAAAAAGGTGAACAAGAGAATTTTGGTGTACCCTCTGCCAAGGGAAC